TGCTGTGCTTCATAAGACCATACAGCCTTGAGCTTACGGGTCTTAGCAGCGATTTCTTCTGATTCAATTACGAGATTGATTTCAGGAAGATCTTGGTTGCACTCCATGTTGTATTCGTAGCTCAAAACTGCGTTGTTTGAGCCGGGAACGCCGTTCCAAGTAAGGGTGAGTTCGCCTGTGGTTGTCTGAAGAGTACCAGATGTAACCTTTGGTGAAGGAGAGCCGATATCTGAGAAGGTGAAAGTTCCGCTAGCAGACACGGTGAATGTTTGAATAGCAGTAGCGCCATCATAGATAGTGCCTGTTATTGTTCCGGCAAGGATTGGCGTGTGTTCAAGAGGAGCGAACACGCTTACAACACCAGCGCCAGCATCAGTGCTGGTTGTTTCATTCTGGATGAACTGGCTGGAATAGAAGATGTCGAGATTGGCAGTACCATCGGCTCTCTGCATGAGTGAGTTGGCATCGTCGCCGGGGAATCCGCCGTTATTGTCAGCACCACGGGTAGCGCCCTTGTTGCTTGAATAACGGAAGCGGAGATAGTAGACCAAGCCGGTTGGGCCAAGGAGAGGCTGTACGGAAACGATCTTATTTGCGATAAGCTGTGGGTAGATACGACGAACAAGTGGAATTGAAATCCTCTTGAACTGTGCGACATCTCCAGTATCGGTTGAGACTTCGTTCATGAGTCTCTGGTTTTCGAGCAGAACTGCGGTAGCGGAGCGGACATAACGATCTTGAATGCCTTCAAGGAGTCCGGTCTGCTTCCAACGAGTTTCTAGCTCCCTAGCCTCGTTCAAAAATCTAGAATTAGCGTTCATATGTTTTTCCTATTCTTTAAGCTAAAAGGAGTTACTTAGTTTGTTTCAGACCCGACAGGACCAACAATTGGTCCATGTCAGAACCTCCAGCAGAGGAGTTGTTATGTTCCGAAATAACAACATTATCGCTGGAAATGCTTCCTCTCCCCGATACATTCTTTGCTTTCTGCGCTCTTTCATTCTGTTCGGAAATAACTGCTGACTTCCTTTCCTTGGCCACAAATCTGCGGCTTTCGGTGATGAGGTCATTAGCTTGACGAACTGCTTCGTTCAGCTTGGTGTTTTCGGTGCTGATACGAATGTTTCTTGCTTCAAGGATTCTCATTTGGCCCCTCATAGCTTCAACTTCACGGGTAGCTTCTTCAAGTCTTTCGCCGCTTACACCGTATTCATCATTGCTGATGTAGTTTGAGGCGATATTAACGATCTTGTCGAGAGCGACCTTGTGTTCTGCAAGTCTTGGGTCTGTGAGAACATCACGGCGGGCTTGTTCGTAGATTTCGCTGCCCTTGATCTGGAGGAACTGATCGACCTTGTCAACGATGTATTCTTTCATCTCGGCCAGTTTATGGTCGTATTCTTCATACATATCGACTTCAAGGTTTTCGTTCTTAGCTCTTTCAGATTTAAGCATCTGGTATGCTTCTTCATATCCTTCTTCGAGAGCGGAGTTATATTCCTGACCTTGAACTTCAAGGCGATTTCTGAGGTCTCCAATTATTGAGTAGGCTTCTTCATAGCCTTGTTCTGCAATCTTTTCAGCCTCAGCTAGTTCGCTGGTGAGTTCGGCATAGGCTTCCTCAAGTTTCTGATTATACTCAAATTCAAGGGATTCCTTGGCCTGCTCAAGTAGTTCGCCAACGGCGTTAGCGACTTCATTAACTTCATTCTCCGGTAGGAGATTCTTCAATGCTTCTACGATCTTGTCCATTAGCCTAACCTCGCTGTAATGTTTCGTGTTTGTTGTTCGATTATTCCGCCCAAACAAGCCAACAATGCATCTTTTCTGACATTATGTATGCGGCTACTTTCGTTTTTAACCGCATTTTTAGAAATTTCTGCATTATTTGCAGTTGGGGCATAACTTTCTTTCTTACCACTCGACACTTTCTCCTGAAATGCTGAGTGTGTGCTTGGATCTGCTACAGCATCGAAGGTAATGAGTTTGTAGCTTTCACCAATCACAAGGATTCCATTCTCGTCGCTTCTTCCGTTTCCTACTCCACGGCTTGATATCCCCACACGAACTCCATCGTTCAGTAGGGCCTTTAGAATTTTCCCATGTGGTGTATTGAGGATTTCTCCCTCTCCCATTAGGTTGTTGCCTTCCCACCATAGTTTAGTAACAATGTGAGAGCATTTTTCAAAGTGGATTATAGAATCGGTTGGGTGATCGAGTTCTCCGATCAGGCCACGGTTTTGGATAATCGGCAGAAGTTTCTTAACATTTTCGTCAAGAACTCCGTATGGATAGATTCTTTTATTTTTATTGATTGCTTCTGCTTCTTGGAATTTACCTTTGAACTTAGTCAGTCCCCTATCGGAGACTGACTCGTTAAGACTCATGGTAAATCCTCCGTTGTTGCAGCAATCAACTAGAAGGAATTGATTTTCCATTTATACTCCTTTATTTTTGTTGAATTAAATCAGTTGCGTGAGGATCTCTTTGCCAAGCGTAGCCAAACTGTGTTAGATCATCCTTGAGTTTTCTTGCAAGTCTAAAGGCTAACTCTTTATCGCCTTTTCTTCGTGCGGAGTTAATTTGTATTTCAGCATCATTGATCATTTGTCTTGGAATGGCGATCTGACTAGAATTATCTACTTTTCCGTATTTTGCTCCATCGATTGATTGTCCGTATCCTTCAACCATTTTTGGCATAACTGGCTTTGGAGCCATTGGGTTGTGGAGGTTTGGCCAAGTATCCTTCTGGAAACTTCCAAGACCTTCATCATCGATTACACTTTTTTCTTTCATTTTTGCGAATAATGATTTTGGCGTGAATGGATTTTGAACATTTGGCCAAGTGTCTTTGCCATAGTTTGCAAGGGCGTTATGCCCCATTTCATTTGAGTTGCCGTGATAAGACTTGCCATCGCTAACAGGAGCGGCATCTCTCCAGTCGCCGCTATTGTTAGAAGGAACAGCATACTGCTTTGCGTTCCACTTGGTCATTGAGTTGTCGCCAAGAGCGTCAATTTCGACACCTTGATCCCATCCTTTTTGTGAATGATCTCCACCTTCGCTCTCGATGAGTTCTGCGAGGAAGTCAGCGATTGATTCAGCGAGTTCCATGTCTGGAAGTCTGGTTGAGTTCATAATTGCATAACATTCACGCATCATATCGGCAACTTCGACTCTTGTTGCTTCATCTCCGCTTTCGTTTGCGATGCGGTAGATGTCGTTGAGTGCGCTGTAAAGGTCGCCAAAGATGCGAACTTCGTTGTTGTGGTTTTCATCAAGCTGGTTGAACAAATTCTGTGAAACGCTTGAAAATTCACGATAAGCGTCTTCGCAGTCATTGCAGTCGCTGCTTACATCCTTGCCGTATCCAGCGAGGTGTGCAATCTTGCGAACTCTATCGGTGAACACATTGTGTGCTGTGCGAAGAATTGCTTCTGCCATGAATGAGCAAGTATCGTCATCATAATTGCTGACGCTTGCTGAAGACAAAGCTGAGTCAATCTGCTGTGCAAGTTCTGTTTCGCTGATGTAAAGAATGTCTGGCCATCTGGAAACTATTGCCTCAAGGGTTTCTTCAAGAGCCCTGTTATCGCTGATATTGTTGTAACGCTTCAGATCAGACATGGCCTTGACGAAAGTTTGATCTTCACTGATATTCTTCATGTTTCCACGGAGAACTTTTAGTTCTGTGTCCATGGTCTTGAATCCCATGCTTAGAACTTTTCCTTCTTTACGGTTTTTGCTTGAAGGCATGGCCACTGCGCTTACATTGCCATTGTCATCAGACTTGACTGCTGTTTCGCTGAGTACTGATCCATTTTCAACAAAATTGATGTATCCAAGAACATTCTCGCACATTCTTGCCCATTCCTTCATGGTTTTAGGCTTGAGCTTTGATGCATAGAACTTTGCCTTGCCGCTTTTTTTGCCCTTGGGGCGACCTAGCTTTGCTGCTCTTTCTGCTGGCGACATTCTGGAAATTTTTGCGTTGCGAGCAAGCTTTCTCTTAAGAATTGTTGCAGGGCTTTGCTTCTTGCCTGCGAGAGGTGATTTCTTCTTTCCGATCTTAACTGCTTCGTTTACAGACATTTCCCTCTTAACTGAAGGCATTGACATGTAAGACTCGAAAAGTTCACTTGCTGCGTTGTTGTCGTTCTCAAGAAGCTTGTCGATCATAACGCTGATTGTTTGGCGGGCTGCTGACTTTGCGCTTTCTTCTTCAACAACAAGGAGTTCAATGTTTTCAAGAATCACCTGATTGTCGGAGACAGTATAGGTGGCATGAATAAAATTGTCGTCTGATGTCTTATAAGTAACATCAGATTCACCAAATGCGTGAAGTTGTACTTCGTCAAGTCCGAGGCTTGCCGCAAGTAATTCTTCAGCTTCAAT